TTCTAAGTCCTTCCCACAAATTGAACATTCGCCAGTTTGTTGCTCTGCAAAATAATCGACTTCAAAGTCAATAAAATGATTGTCATTTTCATCAACTCCGCCTTGCCTAGCGAATCTATCTTTATCTAATTTTATTTTGATAGTTTCCATATTTACCTTTTGGTTGTGTTTACTTATTGGCAAGTTAATTCCTACCATAAAAGCCACTTGAGAAAATGGCTTTTAGTTAGGAACTACTTTCTAAAAAAGGCAGGAACGTCTTTCCTGCTAAAATCATATCCTAATCTTTTTAAGTCCTTAACATAAGACCATTTTTCTTGTCTTAATGTATCAACAATTTCCTCATGTTTTTTTAACATAAGTTGAACATCTTCCAATGAGTTTATTAAGATTATTTCCTCATTTGAGGCACAATAGGGGGGAGTTAGTTTTATGTGTTCTTTTGGCTTTCCTGAAATGTTCTTATATTCTTGTTGCATATTCACCTATTTATTAATGTTACTTATTGGCAAGTTAATTCCTACCATAAAAGCCACTTGAGAAAATGGCTTTTAGTTAGGAACTAAAACCTCCTGTATGAGCTTTTTTCCGGTCTAGTCCATACTGAAAAGTTTGATCTAAACTGTTCATTACTTAAACCAGAAAAAACAAAGTCTTTTCCTGCTTTTGTTAAAGACTTTGCTATTTCTTCCGGACTATCGTTTTCACCATACCAACCGGATTCAAAATTATTTGGTTCAGGACTGAAACCCATACCAAAAAGGGTTTTATCAATGTCAAATAAATTGACTTGCTCGCAATTATTCAAAAGATATTCGTTTATATACTCCTCTGCAATTGCTTCGTCTTCTTCAATTTCATCACCTCCCACAACTTCGCATTCATTAAATAAAAAATAGTAAGGTTTCCAACTGTAACAGTCCCCAACAACTCTATAACATTTACTGGTTTCACAACTTTGAATCCATTCATCACTCCACTGAAGTTCATAACCAATTAACTCAAGATACTTTTGAATGTTTTTGCTTATTGGGTTCCAATTAGCAAAAGCAATTTGGCTTTTCCCCTCCGGTAAACTGTAACCCTTTTCTCCATAGTCGGAACACTCCTCAAGATAATGGACATCTCTTAAATTGTTTAATATTACTCTTGTTTTTTTGTCTGTAACTAGCATATTTACCTATTGATTAATGTTTACTATTGGTAGATTAATTTCCACCATAGAACGCACTTTTTCAAATGCGTTCTAGCTGGGAACTAATCAAACATTTTTCCACCTTGAGATACTATTTCTTCCAAGTATTGATTAGCTAACATTTTAGAAGCGTGTTCCCTAAGTTCTTTAGGAAATTGTTGATACCATTTATAACCTTGTGTGCCAAAGTCGGAATGATACTTTTTTGCTCCTGCATCTACTAAATACATCCACAATTTAGGGGCTTTATCGTGGTCATAATCATTGCGTTTTAATCTACGTTGCACATTTTTTACTATAGGAATGATTCTCTGATTGTATAAAGTCTCATCGTTTTCTATAAACAAAATCAACTCATCACATTCTTCTTCAAGTTTGTCTAACATAAAATTAGTATTCATCCTTGTCTCCTTCTGTTTGGGTTAGATTAGACTGTTAAATACAGTCTTTATTTACTGTATTAATTATAACTGGTTTTGCAAGTATTTGTCAAGCTTTTTATTTAAATAATGCAAAATAAATGCATTTATTTTACAAATAAGTTAATAAATAAGTAAATGACTGCCAGAGTATGTAGATGATCCAATGCAGGAAAGTAAAAAAATGAATGCTAATATATAGAGTGTTGTCTCTTATTACGTTCTGGCTCGATTTGAACATCCAAATCTGGAAGGAATACCAAAAAAAATGAAGGAATAACAAGAAACACCGCAAAACACGTTTAGTGAAAACCTTGCGTATCTTGCTGTTATTATTAAAGAATAAGATAAAAAAAAGAAGACTTTGAGGGATTACATGGGGGGGTAATAATCGGGAGAAATGGAAACCTTGCGTATCTTGCTGTTTTTATTGTACTTTATCGTTTTTTGTTTATCAGTTATACTTAATATAGATATTATAAATAAAATAAGTAATAATATCAGTTAGTTAGGTTAGTTTGACAGGCGTGTGTAGAAAAGAGTAATAATATCAATCATTTAATAAAATGGGTTATACTTTAAGGGGGGGGGCATGGTATTTCTTAATAAATGGCTTTTTTTTTGGTGGATTCTTTAACAATAACAACAAACTACGCAAGGTTTTGGAGTTGTCGCTTTTAGTGGCATCTCTTGGTTTTTCTTAACCTTTTTGGGAGTTTCTTATTTATTTGAGGGTTTTTATGGCTGGAAGGAAAATAACGAAGGAAAGACGGTTGGCGCAGGATGAAAAGTTGGCGGACGGTTCTCCATTTTGGGACGTTCTCTTTTTAGCTATTGGAGTGCAGGGAATGTCACTTGCTGAGTTTTGCAAGTTGGAAAATGTAGAATATACAAAAGTAAATTGGCGTTTGAAAGTGTCTGAAGACCTGCAAGATAGATACGTACAGGCAAGAAAAGAAAGAGCCAACCAAAATTTGGAACGCATTTCTGATTTGTCGGAACAAGTCTTGATTGACCCGAAAAATAGCAATGCGTACAAAATAAGCTACGAAATGAAGAAGTGGCAGGCTCAAGTGCTAGACCGTGCAGTATTTGGTGAGAAGGTGGAGCAAAATGTAAATATGAACATTGACTTAAATTCTACATACCTAAACCAACTCAAGAACCTAATGACAAACAAGCCTGAATTAATTGATGAAAGTAAAAAACATTGCCAAACTATCGAACATCAAGGCTAACTTGCTGTAATCATTGACAAATAATGTGATGGTTTATCCGATGACATGAAATAAGTTAACATAATATTTATTATGTTAACTTAATTTTTGACCCCCATCGATTATATTTTGGGAGGCTGGTCGTGGATGACCCCTATCTCCGTCAAACGCCACATCCCAAAATTTTTTAATTTTTTTTCTGAAAAACTTTTTTTATGACTCAGGAAGAGCAATTAGCAGAAGCATTCAAGAAATTCCAACTCCGCTACATCAACGACCCAGTATTATTTGTCAAGGACGTTTTAGGTTTGACTCCAGACACATGGCAGGAACAGGTCTTAAATTGGGTCGCACATGGAAAACGTAGAATAAGTGTCCGTTCTGGACATGGAGTAGGCAAAAGTTCGTGTGCATCATGGTTAATGATCTGGCATCAGCTAACTAGGTTCCCCCAGAAGACTGTAGTCACAGCACCATCGCATTCTCAGTTACATGACGCACTTGGTGCGGAGGTTAGGAAGTGGATCACGGTATTACCAGACGTATTAAAGGATCAGTTGGAGGTATTCACGGAGCAGATACGTTTAAAGGCGGCTCCAAGTGAGAGTTTCATCAGTTTCCGAGTTTCTAGGCCGGAAAAGGGTTCTGCGGAGGCCTTGCAGGGAGTCCATTCTGACTATGTGCTATTGGTGGTAGATGAAGCATCCGGAATAAATGACGCTATTTTTGAAGCAAGTGCAGGTTCGATGTCAGGTGAGAACGCAACCACTATCCTTTTGGGGAATCCGGTGCGTGGTCAGGGGTTCTTTTATGACACACACAACAAGTTAAGTAAGAACTGGGAGACTTTGACTGTCAACTGTGAGGACTCTGCGAGGGTGAGCAAGGATTTTGTACAGGACATTGCGAATCGTTATGGTTCAGACAGCAACCAATTCCGTGTAAGAGTACTTGGAGAGTTCCCATTAGCAGATGATGACGCAATCATTCCAAGACATTTAGTTGAGAGTGCAGTTGCGAGGGATGTTGAGAACATTGGAGGATCAGTAACGATTGGAGTTGACGTTGCTCGTTTTGGTAGTGACTCAAGTGCAATCTGTTTGCGTCAGGGCAACAAGATATTAGGAGATGGAGTAAAGACTAAGCGTGGATTAGACACAATGCAGGTAGTTGGGTGGGTACGGAGTGAGATTGAGGGTTTAAAGAGCAAGAACTTGGAGGTTGGGGATGTCTGCATTGACAGTATAGGTTTGGGAGCAGGAGTAGTGGATAGATTATTGGAGGAGGGTGTTGATGTTCGTGGGGTTAATGTAGGAGAGTCACCTTCTATTGCAGGGAACTACTTAAATTTACGGACGGAGTTATGGGAGAAGTGCCGTTCATGGTTTGAGGGGTTGGATGTGGTGATTCCGAATGATGAGGGATTAATTATGGAGTTATGTTCAGTAGGATACGGATTTTCTTCAACCGGAAAGACCAAAGTTGAGTCGAAGGATGACATAAGGAAGCGTTTGGGGAGTTCTCCGGACAGTGCGGATGCACTTATATTAACATTTGCGAGTTATGCAAGTCGAAACGCTTCAAAGTCATGGTCAAAGCCATTAATTCGTGAAATGAGGGGCATTGTTTGATCTTTTATCTTGATCCTGCCCTGTTTTTCAGAGATTTTTACAGTAAATACAGGACTCTAAAAAATAGATGCTACCACCAAAGTATATTAATTGGAGAAAGGGTATGGAACTGGTCACTTTGTATGAATATAAGACAAAGGACGGATACAGGGGTTCTATAGTGCAATTAAGACAAAAAAAGGAAGAGATTGGCACAAACTGACGCAGAGATAAGACAGCAGACAGCAGACATGGAAGCGGAGCAGATTAGGCTTGCTGGAGACACTGCAATGGATGTCACAGAACTGGAGGGTATAGTTGCAGGTCTTATTGATGAAGCAGTTGATTACATTGATCTCTCTGAATCTCCAGATCGCATTGTAGCAAGCGATTACTTCAATGGAAGACCATTTGGCAATGAAGAGGATGGTCGCTCTCAGGTGGTGTCTAGGGATGTCAGGGACACAATCGCTTTAATGATGCCCCAGATTATGAGGACATTCTTTGGTACACAGAGAGTTGTGGAGTACCAGCCACGTTATCCCGAAGATGTGCCAAATGCGGAACAAGCTAGTGATTACGTCAATCAAGTTGTTTTAGGTACAGACAATCCAACCTCATTCCAGACTTTCTATTCTATTATCAAGGATTCTCTTATAAAGAGGATCGGAATTGCAAAAGTTGATTGGGAGAGAAGGGAAGAGGTAGAGCATGAGGAATATACTGGCTTAGATGATCAAGCATTGGAAGCATTGATGTCTGATCCAGACATAGAAGGTAGCTCAATTGAGTCATATCCAGACCCAGACTTTGTACAGCCAGACACTCCTCCTCCAGATGAAGGTGTCTCTCCAACCGGAGAACCGCAAGTGCAACCGCAGGACATGGAAGTTCCAATGTTGCATGATGTAGTGATTCGGAGACTTTCAGTGGAGGGGAGTGTCATTTTTGAGGCTTTGCCGCCAGAGGAGTTTTTAATAGACAGGAGGGCAAAGTCAGTAGAGGAAGCAACTATAGTTGCACATAGGAGGTATCTCACAGTCTCAGAGTTAGTTTCGATGGGATACGATTATGATGAAATGGTAGATTTAAGTGGAGATGCAGATGAATTTGACACAAACATGGAGTTTCTTTCAAGACATCCTCTGGGGTCTTATGCTTCTAGTGACGAGGGTGGAGAAGCGAATCGCAAGGTTTTATATATTGAAGCGTATGCAAAAGTTGATTTCTCTGGTTCAGGAATCACTTCTCTTCGCAGGTTTTGTTGTGCTGGCAATCACCATAAGTTGTTACATCATAGTCCGGTTAATGATATTCCATTTGTGGTCTTCTCCGGTTATCCGGAACCGCACTTCTGGAGGGGGAACTCAGTAGCAGACCTGACAATGGATGTTCAGTTAGTGAAGTCCAGCATCCTCCGCAATATGTTAGACTCTCTTGCCAAGAGCATCCATCCGGACACTTGGTTGATTGAGGGGCAGGTTAATATAGACGATGCACTATCGAACAAGGTTGGAAAACTTGTCAGGACAAGATCAGCAGGAGCAATTGGGGAGTTGAACAAGTCCTTCAATGGTAAGGAAGCATTTCCGATGCTCGATTACATGGATCGGATGAAGGAAGACAGAACCGGAATGAGCAAGGCCAGTATGGGTCTTGACCCAGATGCACTCCAAAGCACTGAGAAATCAGCAGTTTCCGCTACTATGGCAAGTTCTCAAGCACAGATTGAGTTATTGTGCAGGGTCTTTGCTGAGAATGGAATGAAGCCATTATTTAAGAAGATACTGAAACTCCTCCACAACCATCAAGAGAAAGCTCGTATGGTAAGGTTGCGTAACAATTGGATTCCAGTTGATCCTAGAGTCTGGGACATTGGAATGGATGTTTCTGTCAATGTTGCACTTGGAATGGGTACAACTCAGGAGAAGATGCAGATGCTTTCAGGAATATCTGCAAAGCAGGAAAAGATACTGCAAGAGCAGGGTGCTACGAATCCTTTTGTTACAAATGACCAGTATCATCACACATTATCAAAGATGACAGAGTTATCCGGATTCAAGGATGTGCAGTCATTCTGGAGCAATCCAAAAGACTTTCAACCACCACCTCCGGAACCACCAGAACCAACTCCAGATGAAATCTTTGCAACTGCACAAGCAGATAAGGTTCGTGCAGACATTGAACTTGACAAGCAGAAGTTTGGTCTTGATCAAGAAAAGATGATCAGAGATGATGACCTCCAGAGAGACAAACTGGACTCAGACGTTGGACTCAAGACTCAGGAAATGGAGAACAAGTACAAGACCTCTATTGACATGACTGAGATACGAGGAAACATGGAAAAGGATCGTGAAAAGATTCGTGCAGATGCACAAGCGAGGATACAGGAACAGCAGATGCAGATGCAACAAATGCAACTACCACAAGAGATGAGTCCTACTAACATTGAACAGGCTCCTCTTGAAGAGGGAATGCCAAATTAAATGT